CTCGATTTTTTGCACGTCGGGCATGTCAGTAGCCCTCGAAATCGGCGTTGATCGTGCGCGCGACGCCGACCCCGCCGTTGGTGATTTGCAGCGTGACCTGCGCATCCGTCAAGCCCGTCACATTCAGGAGATCGCCGGCTTGCGGATTGACGATCGTCACGCTGACGTAGGGAACCGCCGAACCGTTCGGGCCGCCGTTGAATACTGCCGCGACCGCCTCTCCATCAGGCGTGAAGACGAACGTCTTGCCGCCGGCTGGGAGCGCGTAATTGTTTAGGTGATCATTGCGCGCCGGCGCCGAGACGGTGAAGGAAAACGCCGTCAGGTTGCAGATCGCCTGAGGGTCGATCGTCGAAAGCAGCATCTGGAAGTTGAAATACTGCCCGTTGTAGACGCCCGGCGCGTAGTTCTGCCACGGCCCGTAAGTGATGCTCCCTTCGTAGACGTCTGTAACCGTGTAGACGTTCGGAGCGTCGTAAAGGTTAGGATCATTTGTGCCGATCTGGATTTGCGGGACAGCGTCAATGAACTGCGTCGAGCCCGATCCGAGGATGTCGGCGAGCGTGAGCACATTCGCGGCGGTCAGAATGTCGCCGCCGACCGGCGATCCTTCCGCCGCCCAGGTCACGGTCACAGCGCACGCGGCGGTGCGCCCGGCGTTGATGACGTGGCCGCCCGGAATCTGGTAGGAGCCATCGCCCGGCGTCGATTGAAGCAACTCGCCGACGATTGCAGCGTCGCCAGAGAGCGCGCCGCTCCACCCCGTCGCGACCTCGTCCCACGATTGCAGGATGTTCGTGACGAGCAAATTGCCGGCGATCTCGATCGAAACCGGCGTCTCGCTGTAGACGAGAATGCCCGGCGCCGGCGTTGACTTCGCCGCAACCCAGAACGTGCCGTCGCCGCGCGTCGCGAACGGCGGGTGAGCGACGGTCCCGAGGGTCAGACCAGCAGCCCACGTCGCGCCAATCCGAATCTCGTACATGATGGCGCGAAAGTCTGAGACCTCTGTCCAATTCAGATTGGCGAAGCTGTCGACGTAGTTGGTCGTCAGATTGGTGACGTCGGGCAACGGCGACGAAAGCGCCGAGCCTTTGACCACATACGGATAGGGCGCGACGTCCGCGAGATTTTGCGCCGCGACGCCGAACTGATTGAACGCGCAGAATTTGAAGTAGACGGTCGATCCGACTTGTTGCGACGTAAAGTTCCACTGATAGGCAGACCCGTCCAGCCGCATGAACGGCGCGCCAATAGCGTGGGCGGCGATCGACGACGTGTACGCGCCGCGAGACAGCGTCGTCAGATCGTAGGCGCTGGCCCCGATCAGCGTTGCGGTCTCGTAAGCCAGAACTTCGTCGTCGACCACGCTGACCGTCGCGAGGGCGTTGAACGCCGTCGACGACACGGAGATCAGTTGCGTCTCGGACTCGCTCAGGTTGACGGCGAGCGTGTTCGTCGCGTCGATGGTCTGGCCGCTCGGCGCTTCCGCCACGCTCGGCAGAGTTGCGGTCAGGACGCCCATGCGCGTTGCGCCGGGCCACGATTCCAGAAACGAGTAATTTTCGCCGTCGGTCGAGAGATAGACGTCGCAGCCGCCGTAGTTGGCCGGCACAGACCCAGAGAGGCCGATCAGGAGGCAAAGTCCGTCTCCAAGCTGATCGGGTGGCTCAAAGAAGAAAGGCGCGTTGACGCTGCCCGGGGGGGCATTGTTGAACCGCCCGGCGCCGATGCTGGCCTGCGTATTGTAGACCGGCGCCGCCGCGGTGAGCGGAATCTCTTCAAATGTGAGCGTCAGCGTCGAGTCGGCGTTCTCATCAATTTCCGTGATTCGGACGAGTTGGTTGACGAGTTGGAATGACGGCTCGGTCAGCGTGACGAGGTCGAGCACGTCGAGCAAGACGAACTGCCGCCCGACCGTGCATTGCCACTGCCGCATCTGCGCTTGGAGGCGCTGAAGTTGCAATGCGGCCGAGACACTCGCCGCCGAGGCGAGGCTGAAAAACGAGTTGTCCTTCAGGTCAGAGAGACGGACGCGCGACGTCGCCGTGATCGATGCGTCGTCGGTCGCGTAAATCGTGACGGCGTTATAGAGGTTCGACCTATCGTTGTATTTGATCTGGAGCTTGTTGAAGACGTCGAGCGGGTTCGCCGCCGAGAACGCGAGGAACGATTTTCCCGAAACGGAGCCCTGACCGAGCGATCCTTGATTTGGCAGGAAGTTATCGACGCCGAGATTGTAAACCGGCGTCGTGTTCGGCGTGAACGTGTAGCCGTTTCCCGTGACCGCAACGTCGCCGTAGGGCACGATGTCGAAGACGGCGCCGGACTGACGAAAATCGCAATTCAGCGCATCCATCAGCGACTTGATATGCGAGTTGGCGGATGTCTGCGACGCGAGCGTCAGCGAGATCATCATGCCGGTCGCGCGCCAGTAATTGCGAGCGGTGGCGAAGTCGCCGATCGCCGATGACGGGAACCCCTGCACGCCCCAATCGGCATTGGTCAGGAAGGCTTCAATCCAGTCAGCCGGATTTGCGTCCGGCCCAAGCGCCGGGATGTCGGAATTGATCGCCCATGTCGCCTCGACGTTGAACGCCGGGAAGCTCGGCGACGACCCGAGTTGAAGGTTCGGCCAGATCAGATAGGAGAGGCCGCGATAGGCGAGCGCGTGCGACGGGAAGTTTGCTTGCCACCAAGAATCGTTGGTCTGCCCGTAATCGCCGCCATGAAAGATGGTGTTGTACGTGCCGTTTCCCGTCGTGATGTCGGTCGACGGAATGCCGATCGCATTGAGGTCGGCAAGCATCTGCGCGGTCGGCGCGACGAGAAAGTCGACATTCGATCCGTTGTAGATCGTGCCGACCTGCGTGATCTGCCCTTCGCCGAGCAGCGACAGGCCAGAGCACGAATAGGTATACTGGCCGGTGTTGCCCTTGCCCCCAGAACCGGCGACGCCGCCCTTGCTGCCCGACGACTTGGTTTGCGTCGCGGTGAACCCGGCGTAGTCGATCAGGATCGGCGCCCAACGGACCTGGCCGCAGCCGATCGGGATCGGCGTGCCCTGGACCGACGCCGAGACGCGCAGCGCGGCGGCGACCGGGTCCGAGTTGTTCGTCCGGTTCGATCGGAAGAGGTTCGCCACCCATCACCTCCAAACCGAAAAGAACCGGCGCGGCCTCCCCTGCAGGTCGGCAATGTCGCCGCGCATCGCGACCACTTTGCCGCTTAGCTTGTGTGCGTGGATGATCTCGCACGGCCAATCGACGACGATCGCCGCATGAGCAAATGATCGGCCGACGCGGTAGGTCACGACGTCGCCCATACCGACGTGCACTTCGTCAATTTCATGGGCGTAGCGAAGGATGAACGCGACAAGGCGCTCGTCCTTGTTGTGCAGCATGAACTGCGGCGAGTAGCTCCCTGTAACGACCGGATCGACGAGCCCAGCTTCGGTGAAGCTCGCGGCGAGCAATTGCGCGCAATCAATTCCAACAGCTTTAACGCGGGCCATGTCGTGAAATGGAGTGCCGATCCACTCGCGCGCGCAAGCGACGACGCGAGCGCGGGCGGCGGCTTCGTCTTCTGTCATGGATCAGCCGATTTGCAGTTCTGGCTGCGGGCCGCGGGCGCGGAGCGCCGCTATCCTTGCGGCCGAAGCTTTATCGCGACCATATCTCCTTGCATGTTCCTTACGTCTTCGTTTGACATTGTTAGTCATGCCTACATAGAACACACATCCGCACTCACCGAGTAACCCGTAGATTGACCATCTTAATTCGTCCACGATTACTACCCTATTTGTATTTCTGGTTGAGGTGTGTATGGCGTTGCTAGGAAATTCACTGTATTAGCAAATCCACCGCAGCCGCCTGACCCTAAACTTTTATCACAACCTACATAGAATGTAAACGAATCCCCCGTCGCGACCGCGAACGGCCATGCATACTGCGGCTGGAAAGCGCTTCCGACGTGCGCGACGATCGAGCGCTGCAATCCGGCGTTGAGCCCAGACGTGCAGAGCATCCGCCCTTGCGCGTAGTTCCCCGATCCGCCGGGCGCTGCCGGGCTGGCAAGCACGCTGTATTGCGTCGATCCGGCGAGCGCCGTCGCCGTTTTGGCGAAACTCGCCGCGCTGAGCGTGCATCGCGCGTCGAACAACTGATGTCGGCACGACGCCTGCACAAGGTTCCGCGGCATGTTCATGCTGAGCAGATATTTGTACGACGAGCAGTTGAAGAAGCAGAGCGTCGGCGTCGCGTCGACCTCGCCGATGATCCCGCCGTAGATGACGATCGAACCGACGCAGGTTTTTGTGGCGACGCTATAGGGCGCCGTTGGCGGCGCGGCCCAATAGGCGCGAGCGACCTGAACCGTCGCGCCGGCGAACAGTCCGGCGCGGCACGCGGCGAGCCAAGGCGTCGAGCCGAACACGTCGGGGAAAGTGAACGCACCCGAGAATTGATCCTGCACCGTCGGCGCCAGCGCGACCGTCCACGAATCGTCGTCCAGCCCGCGCGTCCACTTGCCTTGGACTTTCGACTGCTTCGTGTCGATCTTCGGATAGCCGGAGCCGATCGAGCCGCAGGAGTAGACGTTCGCCGCATTGTCGATCGCGTCAAAGTCGCCGGTGCAGAGGCGGATGACCGGGCCGTTGACCGGAGTGAACGTGTAGAGGTCGACGGAATAGAGTGTCGACGCCGCGCCTTGCGCAATCGCCGCGTCGAGCAGCGTCGTGAGTGCTGGCGTCGCGGTTTTCATTTTAGAAAATCCGCGTCTCGAATTTGATCGAGCCGGCCGACCAAAGTCCGCCCATGATCTTCGCAAGTTCGACGGTGTCTTCCGAAAAATTACAGGGCCAATAATAGCACCCTGTCCACGTCAGCGCCGCGCCGCTCGTCGGCGCCGGTGTGAACGTGACGAGCCCCGATGAACTGACGGTGTAGCCGCTCGTCTGCAAGACGCCGGCGACGTAGATCAGCGGCGACGGATACGGCGCGTTGATTGTGCCCGGGCCGTTCGGGTTCGGCACGACGACCGGGCCGGCTTGGTTGAGCGGCGCGAAGATCAGGTCGGCCCATCCGCCAGCGGCGCGCGCGAGTTGGAATTTCGTTGAGACGCCGTCGCCGACGCCAAACTCTTGCGCGACAACCTGGCAGTCGTCGACGTCCCAATAGTTGAAGATCAGCGCCGAGCCGAGGCACTGATTGAAAAGGCCCTCGACGGCCTGGAGCGAGTTGGCGACCAGACCCGTCCAATAACCGGAGGAGTCGAGCCCCTCGACGACGATCTCGTATTTGCGCGTCGCCTGCGTGCGATTGGCGAAGGTCGTCTTCTTTCCAGACATGGCGACCTGCGTCGTCGTGTCGAAATTTCCGCCGCTACGCTTGACCGGGAAGCCCTGCGCCGGGAGATAGGGGAAGACGGGCGTGGTCATCGGTCAGTAGCTCGGCCGGAGAGACGGTTGCGAATTGAAGACGTCGCGAACCGCGCGCGCGAGTTCGCTCGAATTATTCCGCAACTGTGCGACGAAGCTCTGCGGGTCGGTCGCGGTCACGTTCCAGATATGCGTCGTGCTGCCGCCCGGGCCGCCGCCATACGGCGTCGACACCTTCGCCGGGACGACCGTCTCTCCGGCATGGATCATCGCCACGCCGCTGCTATGCACGAAGCCTCCGACGTCCAGCGCGGCCATCCCTACCGCCGTCGCCTGAACGCCGCCAGCGAGTCCCGCCGCCGCCGCCGGCGCGGCCGGCCCGAGCGTCGGCGCAAAGAATGCCGAAAATCCCGCAAACGCCTCGCCTACATCGGCCGTGATGGACGCGAGGATACCAGGCTTCGCCGCAGCGGCAGATGCAGCGGTCGCCGTTGCCGTCGCCGCGGTCTGCGCCCCAAGCCCCACGATGTTTGCGGCGACGGCCGCCGCGTGCTCAGCGACCCACTTGACGCAGAACTTGATCACGTCTTCGATCATAGACGCGGCCATGTTTTTGAACGCCTGCTGGACCGTCGTCGTGCCCTTCAATAGGCCGTCAACCTGCGAATTCATCGCGCCGGCGATCTGATCTGCGGCGGACTTCCATGCGGCGGCGGATTGTTCGGCCGCTTTGTCCTGCGCCTTCTGCTCCTCGAGCGCGATGGCGGCGAGTGTCGCGGCTTCCCTGTTGGCGATCGCTATCTTCTGATTGGAGGTTAGGGCCGCACTCGCCTCGGCCTTCTGATCGGCGTTGATCACGGCCATGGCTTCGGTGTCGAGCGCCGCGTTGGTCTGCGCAAGCCACTGCTGCATCGTGATCTGATGCGTTTTCAATAGCTCGGCGAGCGATTCCTCACTTCGCTTGGCGGCCTGCTGCGCGGCCTGGACTTCGCCGTCGTAGGCTTCCTTGACGGCCTCGGCGGCCTGCTTGGCCTCCGCGCCGGAATTGGTGTCAAGGTTTGGAACTTGCGGCCCCGTCGGCGCTTTATTGGCGGGCCCTGCGCCGCTCCAGATAGCGGCAAGCTGCGCCGCCGTCTCTTTGGCGCTGGCGACCATCTTAGCGCCACCGGCGGCAACGTCTTGCGCCACTTTGTCGGTCGCCGCCTTGGCGTCGGCGTTGGTCTTCGACCAGTCGATTGTGCCGCCGCCAAACGCGCCCTTGATCGAGGCGAGAGCATCCTCCGCATTGTCGATAATTCCAGCAAACGCACGCCCAGCATTCGCTGTGTCGCCTCGCAGGGCGAACGCGACGCCGGCCGACATGTTTTCCGCCGCCGCCGCGATGTCGAGCATCGCGGCCTTACCCGCAGCTACGACGCCATTCCAAAAGCCCTTCCACGAGCCGGCCATGGCGGAAATCACGTCGCCGACTACCTTTCCAAATCCAATTGCGGCATCGCCCATCGCCGTGTAGGTCGTGTCGCTGATGATAAGCAGTCCCGAGATAGAGCCGATCAATATCTCAGTGATGGTCAACACGCCGCGCATGGCGTTCGCGATGAAGCCGAGCGCCGCGCTGAGCAGGCTTTCGCCCGTGGCCGAGTTCGAGAACGCCTCGGCGAGCTGCGTCACTTCGGCCACCGCCGCCGTCACGACGCCGATGAACGGCTTGAACCCCTCGATCGCCAGGCCCTCGATCGCCGCTTTGACTTCGACGAAGCCGTGCTGCATCTCGACCAGGCGCGAGGTCGTCGTCGCGTCGAGAACGCTGTTTGTCGCGTCGGCGGTGGCGCGCAGCTTGTCGAACCCCGCCGCGCCCTGATCAAGCAGCGGAATCAGTTCGACGAAGCCGCGACCGAGCGATTGCAGTGCGGCCATTTTCGCCGGCCCGTCGGCGAAACGCGACACCGCGTCGGCGATCTTGTCCATCTGATCAGGGAAGGAAAGTCCGATAAGTTCCTTTGCCGAAAGGCCGAGCGCTTTGAGCCCGGCGACAGCCGGGCCGGTCCCATTCGCCGCTTTGGCGAGCGAAACTTCGAACCGCCCCATCATCTGGTCAAGGTTGCCGGAGTCGGTGCCGGTCGCCGCCATGACGTACTGCAGTTCGCCGACTTGCTCGGTCGTCACGCCGAGGATCATCGACGTGCGCTCGGTCTGCTCGCCGAGTTCGCCCATCGATGAGATGAAGTCTTTGATCTTCTCGACCGCAAAGGCGGCGGCGAAAAGCTCGACCATGCCGCCCAGGCTCGCGCGCACCGCTGTCAATGGCGCGAGCATCCCGGCAATACCCCCGGCGCCGGACGCTGCCGCGCCGACCGTTGAAAGCTCGCCCTTGAGCCCCGTCACGGCGCTCTTGGCCTGCGTCAATTGCGCGGCCACGACGAGCATCTTCTGGCCGATTTCGGAATCGGCCGACGCGCCGGTCGCGGCTTGTTCGCGTGACAGCGCGGCGAGTTCGCGCGTCAGGTTGCTGACGGCCGTCTTGGCCGACGCAAGACTGGCTTCGAGGGCCTCCGTCGAGGCGCCGAATGTGACGAAAATTTCGCCGCTCAATGTCGCCTCACTTCCGCAGGAAAAACCGATTCGGCAGTCGGTATGCGCCGCCCTCGGCCGCGACGGCGTCTTCGAATGTGATTGGCTCGACCTCGGCCGCCGGAGGCTTGTATTTGAGGTACGCCGCCAGCAGCCAATGCGCCGGAGGTTGCGCGACGAAGCGCTTACGCAGCGCGGCGAGACGCGGGAATGTCAATTCCTCGACGTCGGCGAAGGTCCACGAATAACCCGTCGCTTCGACGATCTCAGCGAGGAACGCATCCCAATCTATTCCCCCGCGGCGCCGCTGCCGGCCGCCTCCGTCGTAACGGGCGTCGCCCGCAACCCGGCCGATCGCGCAAGCGACGAGAACCCGACGACCAATTCGCCAACGGAAAACGGCAGGTCGAAGAATGCGTCGCGCGACATAGATGGATCGACGAAGTTGACCGCCGTCCACATCGCGTCGGCGAGAGCGTCGTAATGCTCTTCGGTGAGCAACGCCACCGTGGTTAGCGAAATGCCGTCGCCGCCGGCTTCACGGTAGATGCGAAACAGCGTCGGCTGAATTTTCTTGACCAGCCGGAACGGCAGGTGCGGCAACGCCCAGGTCTTGCCGGCCAGCGTGACGGGGAACGTCTCGTCGGACATGAATGCTCCAGATAAAAATGGGCGAAGGGCGGCGCAGCGCGCGCCGCCCGCGCGCCAGATCAGCTCACGTCGCCGGTCGACAACGTGCCGAGGTTGCCGGTCCCGTCGTCCATGATCGTCAAGTCCATCTCTGGAATGACAAAGTCCGAGGTCTTCGAGCTGAGGGTCAGCTTCGAGCAGGTCATCTTATTGATGACGAGCGTCATGTAGAGGGCGGTCTGCGGATCGCGATTGCGGAAGACGCCGGAGAACGTCGGCGTCGTGCCCTGCTGGAGATTGGCGAGTTCGATCTGTTCGCCGGTGGTCAGAGTGTAGAGGTAGTTCAGCAAGATCGCGGCGCCGGAATCGCTCGACGAGAACGTGTAGACGCCCGTCGTGCTCGACGCGGCCGGCGGTTCGTAGTTCGCCGACGCGGCAGGTCCGGTGGTATCCATCGTGAGCTGCAACCCGAGCGGCCCGGCGTAGGAGACGCCCTGATCAGAGTAGAACGTCGACTGGAACGACGGGGAGACGGTGAACGGCGACGACGATGGAACGCTGTGCGCTTCGTCGATCGCGGCGGCGATCTGGCCGGTCGTGAGGGTCTGGCCGAAGAAGATCGAATTGAACAGCTTGGCCGAGATCACGCCGAGCTTGGCCTTGCCCGTCCATTTTCCCGCGCCGCGCGCGACGGTGATCGG